AAGTGTAAATGCCGGGATATTTGATGAATGTGTAGAAAAGTATAATAAGGAGATACAAGATGGCAGTAATACTACCGAATAGCATGATTTTACACATACCGAAAACAGGTGGTCAGTTTGTCCGTGATGTCCTTAATCATAATAAGATTGCTTTCTATGAAACGGGGAGGCGGCCTTGCGGAGAGCCTGGCTCTAGCCAGAGATTATTTAACTGGGGTTTTTCTTCTCATTGTCTGCCGATAGGAGCACCCGAGTTTAGAGCTCGGCGTGGTGCAAGTCTGGTATTTGTCCGGCACCCGGCAGAATGGTACCGTAGTTATTGGGCGTATAGGATAAGTAACAAACCTGGGAGAGTCGGTGCAAATCCTGTTCTATACTGGCGGACATCGGATGCAAAAAATAATATCGGGAAATTCTATGCTGAGGTAGATGAAAAAACGCATAGCGATGATTTTGGGGAATGGATAGAAAATGTGTTGCGGGAGTTTCCAAACGGAGCATATTCACAGTTTTGTAAATACTATATATCGTTCGCGTCAGAGGTCGGTAAAACCGAGAATTTAAAAGGCGATTTAACTAAATTCCTGTATATACATGAGGGTATAAAGGATTTAGATTTTGATATACCGAAGTCAAACACAACTAAAGGCGATTACAAAAGCAAGGCTATTTACGCGCCGGGGCAAAAAGCGCGGATAGAGAAAGCGGAAAAGTGGATTATAGATAACTACTATACCTAACGGTAGGGCATTCCATTACTACTTGACAAACGTATAGTAAAAATGGTATAATTAAGTATGAGGGTTAGATGCGGATACTTCAAGGCGGATATATTTACTACATCGAGAAACTCGCACTGCGCAACTTTTTAAACGGCTATCTTATGAAAAGCTGGTGGCAGCTTGACGCTGAGAGAGTAGAGAAGACGTACAATGACCTCAAAGAAGATATGCTGATAACCCCTACAACAGGGAGTGAATAATCATGGGTTTAGAAGTAACCTGCCGCGCAGCAGACACATTGCCAATAGACAGGCTTATGGATTTTCAGGGCAGTCTAAAGAATATAAGCAAAGGAAACCTTGAAAAGCTAAAGAGGAGAATATTAAAGCACGGTATCAACGCGCCCATCTTTGTATGGGATCACGAAGGCGATTACTATATTCTTGACGGACACCAGAGGGTAAAAGCGCTTAATTCTCTGCGTGAAGATGGCTATGATATGCCGATGATCCCGGTCGCGTATATTGAGGCAGAGAGTAAGCAAGACGCAAAGGATAAGCTATTAGGGATAACTTCACAGTATGGTGAGTTTGATGATATTGAGCTTAAAACATGGATAGAAGAAACTGAAGGAATAGATTTTAGTTTTGATGTGTCTTATAGCACGGTTGAAGGAGAAGAGGCCACAGGAATAAAAGATGTTGAATTAAAACCATATACAAAGTCTCATATATTAATAAGTGTAGACCAAAACAAATATTTAGAAGTGGCTAATGTTATAAAACAAATAGAGGGTATAGAAGGGGTAGAGGTTGAGCAGGGTTCTAATTGATAATTCCCACTATAAAGATAAAGTCGCTTTGCGAAAGATGTATACTCCTGATGGTTCGTTCGTATTAGATTGTTTCCATGGTACCGGTGCTGTTTGGGAAGATGTGGCGGGGAAGATAAATATCTGCGGAATACTTGGGATAGAGAAGGACAAAAGAAAAGCTGGTATCGGTTGTATAGTTGGAGATAACCTTAAAGTAATCCCAGGATTAGATTTATCTGGATTTGATGTTATAGATTTGGATGCTTATGGTTCGCCTTATAAACAGATTAAGGCTATCATAAAAAATGATAGTTGGGAAAATGGTGTGGTTATATTTTTTACCTATATTACAATGGCTATGGGCGTTGAATATGAATTGCTTGAAAATATAGGTATAACAAGGGGTATGTTAGAGAAAAATAAGTCGTTGTTTAATAAATATTTACTTGACAGTATGTTCGAATATCTGCATAATGTAGGAGTAAGAAAGGTTAATGTTATTAACCACCAAGATTCAGCTATGTCTAAACATTATGGATGTTTTAAACTGTCAAGGAGTTAGTATGTCGACTATTTATGAACCAAGAGGCAAGGCAAGGGAGTATTCGCCATTAGCTGTCAATTTTTACACCGGGTGCGAGCATGGGTGTAGGTATTGTTATGCTCCTGCTATTAGAAGAAGTGATAGGGATTCATATTCTTCTAATATTAATCCGAGAAAAGGTATTCTGCACAAGATAGAACTTGATGCAAAAAAAATTAAGTATACTACTAAGCAGGTGCTTTTTAATTTTATGGGTGATCCGTACTGTTTGGCAGAGGGAGAACATAAGATTACCAGAAATGCGCTTGAAATATTATATAGAAACAAGATTCCTATAGCTATATTGACAAAGGGCGGGAACAGGGCGTTACGCGATATAGATATTATGAAGATGTTTGGGGATAGCATCCAAGTAGGTGCTACTTTGACGTTCGATAATGATGTAGATTCTCTAGAGTGGGAGCCTAAAGCAGCTTTACCTAAAGAACGGCTTGATATGTTAAAGGCTTTACACGATAGTGGTGTTAAAACATGGGCTTCTTTTGAACCGGTAATAAAGCCAGATCAGTCGTTAAGGCTAATAGAGGATAGTACTGAATACGTTGATGTGTATAAGATTGGCAAGATAAACAACTATAACGGGATAGATAAAGAGATAGATTGGACTGATTTTTTAGAAAAAGCGGTAAAAATATTAAGGGAAAACAACAAAGCATTCTATGTGAAAAACGACTTGAGGAGGGCTGCCCCTACAGTCAAGTTATACGGAAACGAGGTGTTAGCAGATGAGCACACGTCAGAGCCGTTTGACAAAATGGAGCTATTTGAGTGATGGTGAATGGGTATGACTGAAGAAATAGTACTGGATGCAATAAACAATAGCGGCGGTATAATGAGCACCATATCCAAAAGGATTGGTGTTGGATGGAGTACTGCGAAGGCATGGTGCGAACATTGGGAATCAACTCGTCAAGCACTTCAAGACGAGGTAGAGAAGACTATCGATGTTGCAGAGGGTACTATATTAAATAGTATTCACGGCGGTGATGTGCAAGCGGCGAAGTGGTATTTGTCTACCAAAGGCAAGTATCGCGGGTACTCAGAGAAACATGATATAGAACATACAGTACAGGGGAAACTGGTTATAAACCGTGCAGGAGATAAACCTATTACCAAAACAGGATGACTTCATATTTTCTAGTAAAAAATATACGGGGTTTATCGGAGGCATAGGAAGCGGGAAAACGTTTGCCGGGTGTGCAAAAGCGGTTATCGAGGTTTTTGACGGCAGAGACGGAATGATTGTCGCACCGACGTTTCCGATGCTACGGGATGTCACGCAGCGTACCTTTTTTGAGATATTGCGGGAGTCAGGTGTTGCATACAACTTCAATAAAACCGAGGGGGTGTGTAAGACAAGCAACTGTACAATACTGTTTCGTTCTGCTGAGCATCCCGATCGACTGCGAGGGCCAAACTTATCCTGGGTATATTTAGATGAGGCTGCCCAGATGAGGCCGCTTGTGTGGGATGTTGTTATTGGGCGTCTTAGAATAGGCGAGCCGAAAGCATGGATTACTACAACACCGGCAGGGTTTAATTGGGTGTATGATTATTTTGTTGAACGCAGTGATCCTAATTATTTAATGATACAAGCAAAGACAAAAGAAAATGTACATTTGCCGGGTGATTATGTAGAGGATTTAGGAAACGCTTACACCGGCGAGTTTAGCAAACAAGAACTTGATGGCGAGTTTGTACGGTTCGAGGGGCTTGTATATTCTGAGTTCTACCGGCAGACACATATTATAAAACCGTTTGAAATACCGGATAGTTGGCAACGATACCGGGCGGTTGATTACGGGTACACTAATCCGTTTGTGTGTTTATGGGGGGTTGTTGATGAGGACGGGCGGTTGTATATCTACCGTGAGCATTATCAAAGTCAACGACTAATAAAAGAGCATGCTAATGAGATTACAAAGCATGATGACAAGATACAATGGACGGTGGCCGATCATGACGCGCAGGATAACGCTGAAATGCGGTCTTGTGGGATAAACACTGTTAACGCTAAGAAGGACGTTATAACCGGGATACAAAAGGTTAAAAGTCGGTTGGAAGTAAAAGGAGATGGAAAGCCGAGGTTGTATGTGTTTAATAACTGTCGGAACTTGATAAAAGAGTTTGAGAGTTACCAGTGGCAAGAGAGCAAGGATAACAGGGGAGAGAAAGAAGAGCCTATGAAAGTAAATGATCATGCTATGGATGCATTACGCTATTTAGTTATGCAGATAGACAGGGGTGCGATAAGGATGACGAATCTTGCCGGAGAGTTAGGGATATGATACAGATAGAGTTTTCCGATAGATTAACAGCCGGACAAATAAAAGACGCGCTGCAGATGCACGCGTACGACAGATACCAGCGGAACCTTGAATATTATTTCGGTAAAAACCCGACAATACTACAACGCAAACAACCGGTGAAGGAAGCACCAAATTGGTTGATCGCTGTCCCTTATGCGCGGAAGATTATCAAAACGGTTGTCGGGTATATGTTCAAACCTGGGCTTATATCGTATACAAGCGAGAACGAGAATTATCTTAACACGCTACTTGATGTGTTTGACAAGAATAAGGAGCAAACAAAGACAGCGCAGATCGGCGAGCAAACTTCTATCCAGGGCACCGGATACGAGATACATTACACTTTAGGCGATTTAGTGCCGCGCTTCTCACGGGTTCCGGCGACTCAAGGGATACCGATATACGATTTTAAAATTGAACCGGAGTTATCAGCGTTTATATATTACTATAACCGCGGCGATATACAAGATATATACGTATACTACTCAGATATCGTCGAGCAGTGGCAGAGGGATAAACAGTCTACCGATCAGGCACCGAACAAGTTGGCTGAAGAGCCGCACGAATATGAGGCTGTTCCGGTTGTGGTATACCCGAACAATGATGAGCGTATAGGCGATTTTGAACCGGTAATTGATTTAATTGATGCATACGACGGAATAATGAGTGATTGCATGAATGAAGTTGACCGGTTCGCGTCGGCGTACATGATTCTAAAAGGCATCGGCTCACTTGATGAAGAGCAAAAAAAGAATATTAAAAACCATCGTACATTTGAATTTCCCGACGCAGAGGGCGCAGTTGAAATCCTAACGAAGGATATACCGAGCGAATATTTCCAATTTCTAACTGAGCATGTACGGAAAGAGATACATAAACAGTCGCACGTGCCTAATTTTCTAGAGGACAACTCTGGCGGCGAGTTATCCGGGGTAGCTATAGATAAACTACTCTACGATTTTGAGTTCATAGCGTCTACGAAGCAAGCGTTATTTGAAGAGGGGCTACGCCAAAGGATAAATCTTATAAACACGATACTGCGTAAAGCAGCTACCGGAGATATAGGTAATGAATGGAATATCGATATCCATTTCGAGCGTAACAAACCGGGGAACATGAAAGAGAACGCTGAGATAGTCAACCAGCTGATAGGCATAGCAAGCAAAAAGACTTTGATGGATTATTTCCTGCCTTTTGTCGATGATCCGCAAGTAGAGATAGATAGAGTTGAAGAGGAGGACGATTTTGCAATTAGCGAAGATCGAGAAACAGATATGGAATGAGCTTGAGAAGATCGAAGACGTTGCTATAAAAGAGCTTAAGAAAAACTACACTCAGACGCTCGATTCTATAAGACAAGAGTTAGCTAATATATACGAGAAGTATGCTAAAGACGGGAAGCTAACAAAAGCGCAGATGACAAAATATAACAGATTAAGCAAGCTGAAAAAGCGGCTTAACGACATTTTGACTAAGGAGTTGCGCGGCGTTGGTGATACGTTAAAGACATTACAGAGGACACAATACGAAGAGAGCTTTTTCAGGCATTCATGGGCGTTAGATAGAGCGGTAGAAGCTAACATAGATTGGGGCACTATAAACGAGAAAGCGGCAGCGCAAAGCGTTAAAAGGTTTGAGGACCCGTCGCATGATTTTTATGAGACAGCTATAAAAGATTTAAAGGACTCGAGTAAACGCCGGGTGCAGCGGGACATAACACAAGGCATAATACGTGGTGATTCTTATGATAAAATGGCGAAGCGAATTAGCAAGACTATGAGCAAGAGTCTTAAGAACTCAATGCGAATAGCGCGGACGGAAGGCCAGAGGGCGGCTGTAGAGGGGCAGCAGTCTAAATACGCAGAGGCAAAAGAGAAAGGAGTGCCGGTAACTGAGATATGGGATGCTACAAACGATAGCCGGACGCGTCCGAAACACGGAGCTCTTGACGGTAAAGAGAAGCAGGATAAAGGCTGGTACGTCCCCGGCATAGGCTGGATACCCGGCCCTTTACAGTCCGGGGTAGCGAGTTTTGACATTAACTGCCGTTGCCGCATCCGAGGTAAGGTAGTGGATATCGAAGAGCCTACTTTTGCAAGTGAACGGGCAAGGCAGGCGTATGAGCCTGAGACTTACCCTGAATGGGCGAAGCGAAAAGGCATAAAAGAAAACAAATACGGACAGGCTATAATATAGCAATATAAATATATAGGAGTATTGTATGGGCGAAGAGAATACGGCTGCTACTAAAGAGGAGCAGACGGGAACCGAGCAAACACAAAAAGAGCAGACCGAAACGGCTGATCGGTCTGACGACTACAAAGAGAAATACGAGAGTTTAGCTAAGGAAATTGAGCAGATCAAAAAAGCGCAGTCTGGTGTAGACAAGGAGAATAAAAAACTCCGTGAAGAGCTACAACAGAAAGAGCAAGGCGAGAAGACGCTTGAACAGCAACTTCAGGAGCTACAGCAAGAGAACAAGCGCGAGAAGACAGAGCGGATGCGCGCTGATAAGCTAGCTAACGCAGATTTAATGTCTGCTTATGAGCTACTTAAGGTAGACACTACGAGCGACGACGGTATGGATGCGTTTATAGATTCGTACAAAAACAGTGTCGAGGAAGAAGTGAAAAAGCGTGTTGAAGCTGAGATAAAAAGGCGGTTTGGGAGCAAAGAACCGCCGAAGTCGGGCGACAGCGAGAAAGCTACTTACACACAAGAAGAACTACGCAAAATGACACCGGAGGAGTTTTCAAAGCTCGATACGAACAAAATAACAGTTAAATAGGAGTTAGCAAATGGCACTAACAGAATTCAAACCGGAAATATGGACTCCGAGAATATTACAAGCATTCGATAAAACGTTTGTGTTCTCAAACCTTGTAAACAGAAACTACGAGGGTGAGATTTCGCAGATGGGCGATTCGGTCAAAATCAATCAGATCGGAGATATTTCTATAAGTGATTACGGGTCAACCGGATTAGGGACACCGGGGCAGTTATCAGATGCTGGGCTTACGCTCACTATCGATCAAGCCAAGGCGTTCAAATTCCGCGTCGAGGATATTGACAAGATGCAGGCCACACCTGGCGTTATGGATGAAGCTATGAGGAAGGCTGGTGTTGCGGTTGCAAACGTTGTCGATCAGCACCTAGCAGGCCTATACAGCGAGCATGGGTACACCACGTCTACAGGTAACGGCTCGACTGGCGCAGCTATGGAGGTATCATCGACTAATATAGCAGAGTACGTGCTTGATATGGGCGAAGAGATGGATAAGCGCAACGTTCCTGGCGATGGCCGATGGATGGTTGTGCCGCCGTGGTTTATGAGACGACTGACGCAGGCACACGTTTTA